GCGTCAACTACCAGATTTATGGCAACAAGGTGTATACCAATAACAATGGCCCACTTTATTGCGACTATATTTACAATGTTCCTGAAGCAAACTGGCCTTCTTATTTCTCCAAGATGATCGAGTATGCTCTGGCTAAAGACTTTGCCACCAGCATCAGAGATAGTTCTGCATCCAGAATGGAAATGTCTGCCGAGTACGTCAATGCTTCTAGGATGGCCCGCTACACGGATTCACAACAATACCCAACGACCCCCATCACGAGTAACCCATTTGTTAATGTGAGGTACTAATGGCTTTCACCAATGAAACACTGTCTCATGTTGGTGGGTCTTCTCCAGCGCCAAGGATCTACACCTATTACACTAATGACTCTCAAGCGACTGTCACTTCGGCAAATTATTTCAGCGAAGCGTCTACAAAATTACAAGTTAATGATCTAATTCATATCATAAACACAACGCTTGTTTACACGATCGTGGTAACGGCTGTCAGTAAAAAGTCCGTGACAATAGCTAGAAGCGGTCTTACTAGCGCGGGATATGCTGTTTACGAAGATTCTAAGGTTACAACGACGACCTTGGCTGCGGGTGTGTTCACCATAATCCCCAATGATGCGCTAGGAACAAATACCACTAACGCCTATCTTCCATTGGGCGTGACTAATTTGTGGAATGCTGGGACAAGCTCGTTTGATTTTAGTGAGTTAGCAGTAGGCGATGCTGTTGAAATGAGAATTATTGTCCAGCCTACAACTACCAGCAATAACACTGAAATAGAATTAGATTTGTTTCTTGGCTCTGGTGGCGCTCAGTATAAAGTGCCGTTTATTACTACACAAAATTTCCAATTTGCTGGTCTGTTTGAAGCCACTCGATACACTTCTTTTCCCATAAGGGATGAAGATACGAGAACGTCTCCTGCACAATTTAAAGCGATAGCAGATAAAAATTGCACACTTCAGACTGATGACTTTTTTGTAAAAGTAACGCGCAATGGCTAAATCGAGATTTGTTCAAAACAACTTCGTAAGCGGTGAATTATCGCCGTTACTGCGTGGTCGAACGGATATCAACCAATACTATCAGGGCGCTCAAACTGCTAGGAATGTAGTTATCGTTCCTCAAGGCGGGATGAGGCGCAGACCTGGTGGTCAGTTTATTGATATTGTTCCTGAAAAGTTAAGCCGATTGACTGGCGGCACAATGTCTATGCCTAACGGCGGGACTCCAGGCAACATTGATGATGGCAATGATGCGACTAATACGGCTACAACTGTAGGGATTTCGACTACAAATCCTTATGTTGTCGCTCAATACGATCAAGGTTTCTCTTTAGCAGTAGAGCAATTTATTGACGTTAGAGGGATTAGCCTATCTAGTGGATCATCTACTGAGTTTAAAGTTCAATACTCTACTGATGGGGTGTCTTGGACTGACGCATTTTCTCTTCCATTAATAGGAACAGAGTCCCAAAACTATAGATATGACACGTCTTCTATAGGGGGAAAGCGTTATTGGAGGCTTGCAAGGATAGGCGCTACGGATTTGGGAGCGGCTACAGTTACGTTATCTGACTTCAATATCCAGATCAGAACGGGGCTTAATGATCCATCACAGGCAAAGTTAATTGACTTTAGCGTTGAGTCGGACAGGAATTATCTTCTTTGTCTAACCGATGACAACTTAAACATCTACAAAGCTCCAGATACCTATGTTGCGTCGTTAAAGGTTCCATATACCGCCGATCAAGTACCCACCGTAAGGGATACTCAGGTCGAAAACGTGATGCTTTTGTTCCATGAGGACGTTCCCCCACAAAGATTAATCAATCTGGGGACGGATGCTGACTGGGTTTTGGATGAAGCACCCTTTGTCAACGTGCCTCAGTTCGATTATGACGATGCTCTAAGCCCTACTCCGGTCAACGAAGTTCAGGTAATGGTACTGGCTGGTGCATCTTTGCAGATTGGAGACACGTTTCAGGTCGATATTGAGGGCGTGTTATCGAAGAGCATTACTTATGCGGGTGATGCTACGGCAGATCAACGTAGTTCTACGGTATTCAACATCCAGAAGAACCTCCAAGAGATGCCTGTGTTTGGTGAAACGGGTGTTTCGGTAGCTAGAACGGGTGCATTGTCCTACACAATTACGATATCTGGGGAATCAACCAAGGACTTTGAGCTATTTTCTGGCTACTTTACCAAAGGTAACGCGACTAACACGGTGACATTCACCAAATCTGCCTCTGGATCACCTAGAAAAGAGGATGTTTGGTCAGCTACTAGGGGATATCCAAAAACTGCCTGTTTTTATGAGGGCCGATTGGTGTTGGGTGGGACTAAATCCAAGACTCAATCCTTATTCTTTAGCAAGTCTGGGTCATTCTTTGATTTCGACATTGATGATGGAGATGATGATGAAGCCATCTTTGCAACCATCTCCTCAAGAAAGCTCAATGAGATTATCGACGTATTCCCTGGTAGGAATCTGCAAATCTTTACCTCTGGATCAGAGTTTGCTGTTACCTCCAAGCCTACCACCCCATCGAGTATCGCAATTACGCCGCAAACTTCTCACGGTGCCAGTTATCTTGAGACTGTAGACGTAGATGGATCTACTATTTTCGTAGATCGTCACGGCAAATCTATCTTGGATTTCGTTTATTCGTTCAATGAAGACGCATACACCACCACTGACAAGTCAGTTTTAGCATCTAATCTGATTAAACAGCCTGTAGATATGGCGATTCTGTCGGGTACGGCCAGTGAAGATGCTAACTGGCTATTCATTGTGAACAGCGATGGGACTGCTGCGGTACTCAATACCCTAAGAGAACAGGATATCAACGGGTTTACGAACTGGGAAACTGCTTCAACTTACCTGTCCAACACTAATACCTATGTTGGGACAATAACCAACGTTGCGGTTGTTGATAACGAACTATATACAATCGTCAGAAGAACCCAGGTTTCAGGCCTAACGCCTAGATATTACCTAGAACGATGGTCATTTGACTATCTGATGGACTGTAGTGAGAAGTTTACCCCTGGTCCTGCTGATACTTACGTCACGTTATCCAGCCTTTTCAGCGGAACCCAAGTCACTTTGGTGGCTGATGGCATTGTATTGCCGGATAGATTTGTTGGGGCCAATGGTCGGGTTGACCTAACTGCTGAAGAAGTAGGCTATACGAACATTGAAGTAGGTCTTAAGTTTACTTCTGAAATCAAAGGTATGCCGCTGAACACCAATATCGGTAGCGGCGAGAACCAAATGCGGATCAAGCGCATTACCAGAATGAATTTAAGGGTTTACAATACTTACGGTGTTTACGTTGAGGGTGTTCCGGTCCCGATCAGAGAGTTCGGTCCGGCTGTAACATCCCCATTGAATACGTCACCATTAGCCAAAACAGGGATCATCGAGGATGTGTTGAGCAAAATCGGATGGACTAGGGATGAGATGCCAGCAATTACGGTTCCTGATCCTACGCCATTCCACATTCAGATGATCGAATACGAGGTGGAGAGTAGTTAAATGGATCCATTCACTATATTTTTGCTGACTTTGGCTGCAACAAGCACTGGCGTTAGCGCAAGAGGCCAATACGTTGCTGGCAAACAGCAAGAGATTGAGCTAAAGCGCCAAGCAGAAGAAGAAAAACTTGCCGCGCAAGCCAGAGAAATTGAGCGTAGACAAGAATTAAACAGGGTATTAGCGGCTAATATCGCAGCACAATCTCAGGCTGGGATTACTGGCGAAGGCACTCCCGCATCATTGGCATTGGCTAGTGCTAAACAGGCCGGATTGAGTGAGGCAACAATTAGTCTATCTGACCGATTGAGACAAGCCACGTTAAGAAGGCAAGCTGCTGCGGCCAAACAGACTGGATATATCAGCGCAACATCAACGCTACTTAGAGGGGCGGGGCAAGTAGCATCTATAGCGCAAGGTGCAGGTGAATAAAATGGCTCGTCAGCGCATTGAATACTACGGAAAATTTACACCATCGGCAGCGGATGACTATTCCGCTCGTCGTGTTCGTGCGCTTGCAGGACTGGCTGAACAGGTCGGAGACCTTGCATTAGGGTTTGCTGAAAAGAAAATCTCTGAGCAAAAAGCTGTCAGAGACCAAATCAAACAAGAAGAATCCGTAGAAAAAGGTTTGCTTGCTGGCGCTGAGTCTGCTGCAACTGGTACTGCGCCCGAGCTAAGGCAGTATCAAGAATACTCAACCCTCAAAGAAGATGTTACTTTTAACCAAAGTCTTTTGGCTGGTTATGAAGCTGGCGTTAAAAACTCTATAGCAAATGATGTTGCAAAAAACGCAACAAGCAATCCTCAAGACTTTCAAAAATTCCTTGAAATGTCTGAAGCATCGTTCCAGGGATTGATTGGGACTGTTCCAGAAACATTACAGCCTGAGATAACAAGGTACTACGAGCAATCAGTTAGAACGTCTGGCAAGCCCATTGCTACCGCGCAAAGAAAAGCATTAGAGGCACAGCAATCGGCAGAGATTCAAACAGCATTAGAAAATGAATCAGTCAACATTCTGAATCTGGCAAGGCAACAAGATAGCGACAATCTTAGACCAGCCTATCAATCGTTATTAGATATGGCGGCAAAAGACCCAAAGCTAGATCCAGAGAAGTTTGCAGTAAGGATCGGCAAGCTAAATGACCAAATAGCAGAACAATACGCTATTGGAAGGATAGATGCTGCGTTCCTAGGTAACGATAACTTAACGCCTCAGCAAAAGATTGAAGGCGCTAAGAAAGTAGTATCTGCGTTTAAAAAATCAGATATTTACAGCATAGAAAATCCCGTAGATCCAGAAACCTCTATCACGCTTGACCCTACAGAAAGAGATGCTCTTATCAAAAAAATGGAGCAACGGGTCAAGGATTACGAAGATGGTGAGATCCAGAAGGCAGAAGAAGCTATTGAGTTAGATGCAATCACTCAAACTCAAAACTACACAGCCTCAATGGACATGGTGCAAGATCCAAGTATCCCTAATGATGAAAAAATTGTATCCATCAATGAAGCAGAAATGCTCGGGAAAATTAGCGGATCTGGCGCAGAGAAATTAAGGGCTTATGTCAATTCTGTTGAAAAGCTAAAAGCCAAGAGCAATTCACAGAGATTTGGTGACATCATAGCCAGGGCTTATGACCTGAATGCACAGCTAGACTTAGAAGCCGATTCTTCTGCCTATCTAACTGGCATCAATACGCTGCGAGAAGAAGTCATTACTGCTCGCACTGAAGGCGAATTGACCAAAGAAGATGAAACCAAGATTTTGAAACAACTGCAAACTTTGACATCAGCAAAAATTGCAGGGGCCACAGCGGATATTGCATCTAATTGGACCAAAACCGATAGGATCATTAAGGATTCACTAAATCCAAGCCTTAGAGGTGTGGCTCTTAGGGCGTTATTCGAGCGCGTAGAAGCTGAAAAACAAAACCTAAGAGATGAAGGTCAAACGATTACTAGGGCTGTCGAAAGAGATTTGTGGGAAAGATATGCGCCTGAAGTAGTCAGACAGATCCAAGAAGACAGGCGTAGCGAAGTTCTTACGCAAGTTCGTGAGAAATTAAGCAAGCCAGAAGAAATCAACATGCAGGAGGCGCAACAAAAAACTATTGGTCGGTTTAACGTGGAAGCGTTTGATTAATGCCTACTTATAAAGTAACCGACTCTGTTACAGGGCGCACTCTATCTTTAACTGGCGACTCTCCTCCAACGGAGGCCGAGCTTGTAGAAATCTTTGACGCTTATCGAGGCGAACAATCTGAGCCTGTCAAGGTAGATATTCCAGAAGCCAATTCTCTGGCATTAGGCAATGTCATCACTGCTGACACTGAGGATGAAGAAGCCAAGGGATTGTTCGATGAAAACGAACAGCAACGCCAGCAAATGCTTGAGCTTGCCTCTACAAGATTCCCTGCTGAAGTATTAAGTACATGGGAAAATAATCCAATCGGGTTTGGAGAGGCTGGTGATTTCCTAGATTGGTCGCAAATCCTTCCTGGTGGCGGGATTGTTCAGGGCGCAAAGGCGCTAAATATCGTCTCTATCTCTAAGAAAATAGAACGTGGCGAACAATTAACGCCGGATGAAGACAAAACAATCAATGAGTTCATTGATAAACAGCTAGAAATGTCCATTCGTGGCATGAATTACGGTGGTCAGTTCCGTTATTACGGCGAACAAATGCCAGCATTCATGGCTGAATTTGCTTTAACTGGCGGTGTCGGCAAAGCCGCTCAAGCTGCTACCGTCCAAGCTATAACCAAGGGTGTAGCAAGAAGCGCATTGCAGCAAACTGCTGCGCGTCAAGCTGGTCGGGTTGCTAGGGTAGCGGCACAAACTACGGCTATGGTCCCAATGAGCGTTAAAAACTATGGGGATCAAAGGCTAGGACCATGGGCAGTCAGCGATAAAGGTCAGATTCTATTCAAAGAATCCAAGGATTCTCCTGCAAGTAGTGCGCTCAAAGCATTAGCGTATACGTCAGTAGAGGTAGCAAGTGAGCTATCTGGGGCTACGCTAAACAAATATCTGATTAGTCCGGTTACAAACAAGCTAAAGACCCCTCTAGTCAACGCTATTAACGGCTTGCCTGAGAATCTAAAGCTGGGATTGTTTGAGGCGTACAAAAAAATCAAGCCTAACGCCAGAATTAGCGAGGCATTTACTCGTGCTGGCTGGAACGGGATGATCGCAGAATTAGGCGAGGAACGTGTTGCTGATGTTTTGCGGGAGACTGTCAATCTAACGCTGGAAGAAGGATATACCTTTGACCAAGTATTAGAAGGGATAGTTCCGTCTAAGGATCAATTATTGCTCGAAGCTGGGTTAATTGGTGCGTTTGGTGGCGTTCGTGGATCAGCAAACATAGTCACTAACCTTTTGATTAAAAAGGGAATGACTAAAGATCAGGCTGAAGAAGCTGTAAGTAACATGAATGTTACCGAGCAAGAAGCTGTGATTGATGAGGCATTGACTGTTTCTACTGCGCTTGAAGAAGCCATGACGGAGATCGAAACTGGTGTAGCGCCTGTTCGAGCTGCTGCGCTGGAAGCATACGATCAATACAGAGAGGGCGTTGTTGATTCGCTCCTTGAAGTTAAGAACAAAACGCTGAAGGCTTGGAACCGAAAGCTAAATGCTGCAAAGAAAGCCAATACCAAGCTGGCAAGAGTGATCGCCAAGGCTGGCGGTATCAACGTTGAATCACTGGTTAGAGAGACAGGATTTGACAGGGCTGATCTTAGGGAAGTCAACAAAAGACTAGGGGCAACTGTATTCAGGGTAGATGGCGGCAAGCCAATAGATCAGATCCAAGAAATTGAATCAGAGTATTGGGACATGGATACCGATATGGTCCAAGTTCTAAATACTATTGAGGAAATGATTGCTGATCCTACGCTTCCTGCCTACCAAGAAAAACAACTGCAAGAAATGTACATCCAGAGAGAAGTAGATAATCTCACTGGTGTTCCCAACCTAGAGCTAGAGGATTATTACAACAATCTTGAGCGTGAGGGTATTGTCGATCTGCCTGATCTGGAAACATTATCTGCTGAAGAGTTAGAGCAAATTGTTGACCAAGATTTCCCTCGGGTAACTCAAGAAGAGTTTGAGGCTAATGTAAGGGATCTTGAAGCATACATAGAAACTGAAGGAGACATCCTCGGCCCTGGTGGGGACTCAATCATTGAGTCGCAAACTGATGCCGTAGTCGCTCAGGAGCCTACCGCACTGGCTCCGCAGGAAAGTATCTTTAATGATTTTTACTACAGGTGGTTTGATTCTCTTGGAGCATTCAGGGATCTAGCCACTGAAGCTATGAAGCGTGGCCTGAAGACTAAAGCTGGTCGTGATTTACGTTATCTATACCGCGCCTATGCTGGCGTTGTAGGGATGTCAACCCAAAACATTTTGGGAAATACGTTCTACATTGACCGTAACCGTGGTCAAGCCGTGGTTACAGGCAAAGGTTTGAAGTCGATATTGGAGGATTTTGACAACTCAATCTTTCACATCGAGTCTAACAAAGCCAATCGAAAGCAAGACTTAATAGACTATCTGATCGCTCGACGTTACTACAACGATTTGCAGATGCGTCCTGATGTTGAGGTTACTGACCAGCAAAAGATTGAGACTGCAAAAACCTTAGACCGATTGGCAGTTAAATACGGCGATGGGCTTGCATGGTTTGATAGCGCAGCTAAAGAGCTTTATGACTATCAGACTAGGATGCTGGATCTATTGGTGCGCTCTGGAAATATGTCGCAAGAAACCTTCGACAAAATCCAAGAAACCAACCAAAACTACATTCCATTTCAGCGAGTATTGGACGAGGAATTTGGCGAATACGGTACAGGCACTAAAGGCAAACTATTCACCAACGCAACGATCAACAAGGTAATTAAAAGAATCGTCGGGTCTGAAAAAGAAATCAAAGATCCTATTCAGTCGATTATCAAGAATACCTTTAGGATTGTTGATCTAGCGTGGCAAAACCGTGTTGCACAATCCATCGCGTCTATGGCTCCGATCATGGAAGAGTACATCGAACCGATGAAGGTTCCGATGCAGCGGTTTATGGTCGATGGAAAACCTGAGTATCGTCCAAGTCAAATCGTGCCTAAAGACGCAATCATCGTATTCGAGGATGGCAAGAAGAAGTTTTATCGAGTCCATCCGGCGCTAATCAAGGCAATGGAGCAAATGCAACCCGAGCAACTAGGCTTTGTTACCAGGATGTTACAGGCTCCGGCTACGTTGTTACGCGCTGGCGCTACCTTGATTCCTGAGTTCTGGGCGAGAAACGTTCTTAGGGATATGCAAAGCTCATTCATCCAATCGCCTGCCAGACCTATTCCGATCATTGATCCGATTAGAGGCTTGGCTTCTTTGGCTGGAAGGGGTGATCTGCATACCAAGTGGATGCAAGCTGGCGGCTCGTTCAACAGTTACATGGAGTTATCTGACAACGGATTGCAGAAAGCACAAGAAGAATTGCTTAGTCCAGAGGGCAAGATATTCCGTTATCTGAAGAACCCGCTCAATCTGCCGTATGACATTAGCTTGGCATTGGAGCAATCAGTAAGGATTGGCGTATTTAATGCCGCAAAGAAGAAAGGCGCATCTGATCTCGAAGCTGCGTTTGAGGCCAGGGATGCAACGCTTGACTTTGCTAGGGGTGGAACTGCGTCAAAGATTATTAACCGATACATTCCATTCTTCAATGCTGGGATGCAAGGTGCTGACAAATTATTTAGATCAATGCGAGACCATCCCAAGGCTACGGTTATGTGGGCAACTGCCACCATTACCCTGCCTAGCGTGATCCTGGCTGGATACTATTTGTATGCCGCACCGGAAGATGAGCGAGAAGAATACGCCGAGATCCCCCAATGGCAAAAGGATATGTTTTGGGTGTTCAAGTCTGGTGATACCTGGATGCGATACCCCAAACCGTTCTCTCTTGGCTACATATTCGGGAGTGTGCCGGAAAGATTCCTTAACTGGATGGGTACTGAAGATATCCAAGAAGGACAAAAATTCTGGCTTGACATTGTTAAAGGGATTGTTGGGTCTGTTAGCCCTATTTATGATCCTAGCGCAATCATCCCGCCATTGGTCAAAGTGACCATTGAGAACGTGGCTAATTACAATTTCTTCCAGGGGCGGCCTATTTACCCTGACTGGATGGATGATCTACCGCCAGAAGAGCGAAGGACCAAAGGCACAAGCCAAATGGCTGACGAAATTGGTCAACTATTAAAGATTTCTCCGGCCAAGATAGATAATGCTCTGAGAGGACAATTAGCGGGTAGCGCCCAATACATTACTGATGCGAGCGATTTCATCCTGAATGAAGTTAGGGCATGGAATGGTGAGGAGATTCCTGCTCGGCCTACGACTCCGGTAGATGATCCTTTAATTCGCGCATTTACCATGAGATATCCCACGGGCGGCGTAGCAGAAAGCACCCAAACTTTCTATGATTCCGCTAACTTAGCGACACAAGTTAAAAACAAACTGAAGAATTTGAAGGCAGAAGAAAGGGCTGAGTACAGGAAAGAGAATGAGGCTATAATCCGCGCCACCCCATACTTTGAATCGAGCACAAAAGTTATAAGAAAGCTCAATAAACGTAGGAATTTGGTATATGAAAACCTCGTGATGACAGGCGAGGAGAAGGAAAAAGAGCTAAGGATTATTGACGATATGATCTTGGCTAGGGCAAAACAGGCAAATGAGAGATATGCCCAATATATCAAGGAGTTAGAGCAATAAAGTAATGGTCGAAGAAGATCAATTTACTTGTTAGAATACCGCAAAATAGGTGACTTATGACAGTATCAAGCAGCGCCAGTAGAAATCAATACACGGCTACCGCAGGGCAAACGGTATTTGCGTACACGTTTGAGATCGTCACTGATGACGATATCGTCGTACTCAAGAATGGCGTAACCCTAACCAAAACGGCAGATTATACCGTATCCGGTGTCGGCGTAAATTCCGGTGGTAACGTCACCCTAACCTCGGGCGCTACTGCTGGGGACATCCTAACGCTCTACCGTGACATGGCCTATGAGCGCCTCACTGATTACACCAATGCTGGGGACTTCTTAGCGGCTGACGTTAATAACGACTTTGACCGCCTATGGATTGCTACCCAACAAGTCAATGAAGAAGTCAATCGAAGCCTCAAGGCTCCGGTTACTGACCCCTTAACCATTGATATGACGATTCCGGCCAAGGCTGATCGTCTCAATAAGATCCTAAGATTTAATTCAGTTACGGGCAATCCAGAAGTCATCACCCTGGCTTCTGGCGCAACATCCGCAACTAATGTTTCTTTCACTCAAGCTGGAACTGGTGCGGTTGAAAGGACTGTAGAAACAAAACTCAACGAATCAGTATCGGTCAAGGACTTTGGTGCTGTCGGTGATGGCGTGACGGATGACACTGCGGCTATTCAGGCGGCTATTGATGCGGTCCAAGCGGCAGGTGGTGGAACAGTTTATGTTCCAAAAGGGCAGTACAAGACCACAGATGTTATTCGCATTACTGGCAAGGTAAATTTAATTGGAGCTAATCGAACTGATGTTTCGGCAATCGTGGCTCATCATACAGGAGCCGCTATTTTATCCTTAAAAGGATCAACTGGTTCTTGTGTAAAGTTCCTGTGGTTTGGAACGGATACAACAACTTATCCCAAAACAGGAATTACGCTAGGTCGCAGTGGTGTTGCATCTGCTGGACATCACCTGATAGAGCATATCCGTATTCAAGGATATTTCTCAGTAGCCGCTGTTTACAGCATCGCATCTGAGGTAAATACTTGGGTTGACCTATATGCTTGGGTTTTAGGTGGTGGTGCAGACTATGTATTTTATACAAGCGCCGTTGATGACTTTTCTGTTGATGGGCTCGTTACTTCTACAAACTTGGTATGTAATTTGTTCCAGCCTTATTTGATTAACGCTACAAGCACTGGAACTGCGGCTTGCGTTTATATTAATTCAAGCCAAAGCATGGGTAGCTGGAACTTTTTTGGTGGTTATTTTATTCCCAAGCAAGGTTCTTATGTTGCAATCCATAACACAACAGACAGTCAGGCTTTAGGCCCATATAACTTTATCGGTTGTAGTGGCGAAAGGCTATCTGGTGGTGATCCTTCTTATGGTTTTAAGATCACATCTGATGTTGCTTGTGATTATAAAGGTGTAAATATCCAAGGCACACGGTTCGACTTCTTAGGAAGCTCATCACGTTATGTGTTCTGGACAGATACAAACTGCACGTTTACTGCACCTAATATCATTATGCAGCCTCCAGAGGCTTTCCCTTATGCGCCATCTATTTATTTTGAGAACAAGATAAAGGGCGGTCAATTCCGTGTTGGTCGAGAATATGAATGGGTTGCTCCTACTTTAGCAGGATCTTGGGTCAATCAATTCGGTGCGCCTTATGCACAAGCTGGCTATCAAAAAGATGACACAGGAATAGTCTCACTGCGCGGAACAATAACGGGTGGTACTGGCACTATATTCACTTTACCAGCAAACTTTAGGCCAGAGGCAGATCAGTTCTTTGGTATTTATGGAAATGGCTCTATGGCAAGGATATTAATTACATCTGCTGGTGTTGTATCTTTGTCGGCTGGGGCAGGCCCGATTGATATTTCGGGCGTAAACTTTGTTGCAGGAGCATAGCATGACTATTAAGCAACTAGGCGGCGTATTCGGTCGCAATCCAACATTCAATGACGTAACCATTGAAGGCACACTAACCTTTGATGGTGACATTGATATCACTTCTGATTTAACTGTTGACGGCACAGTGACTGCTAATGGTTTGACTGTAGACACAGATACACTTGTTGTTGACGCAACTAATAATCGCGTCGGCATCGGCACTAGCAGCCCGTCTTCTGTTTTACACTTAAGCACTTCTAATGATCCAAAAATAACTCTGACAGATACAGGATTTGGCGCTTCTGCTGACATTACAGGTTCAAACGGAAATCTGAGACTTAATAGTCAAACAGCTACTATTTTTGATATGGCAGATAGTGAGGTCATGCGTATCGACGCCAGCGGCCATGTCGGGATTGGTACTACGAGTCCTGCTAACGACGCTAAGCTTCATTCAGCAGGCTCTATTATTTCCACAGACGCAACGCTTGGCTCTTACAATTTCGACAATGCAGGTTTTGATTTTATACCTGGGACCAAGGTAGCACGTTTTTTTGCAACCTCTACCGATACGACTGGTGGGGTAATGACGTTTATTACGGGCCAGAATGCTAGTTATGGCGAACGTATGCGTATCGACTCCAGTGGGAATGTTGGAATTGGCACTAGCACCAATCTTGCAAATGGAACATTAAATGTAGAATCCAATGGCACTTCTGTTTTACAAGCAAGGTCAGATACTGCTGGCGTAAACGACGGCGATACTACAGTTGTTGTTTCTAGAGCCTTAAACAGCACTGCTGGTAAATGGGCTAATGCTATATATCGTGGCTATACTCACGCTTGGTCTTACGGAAGTAGTGCGGGATCAAATGAAGCCATGCGTATCGACTCCAGCGGCAACTTGCTGATTGGTACTACTAGCGGTAGTTTTAGTGCAAAAATTACTGCCGAAAATGCGTCTTCATATAATTTCGAATCTAGCAGAACGGGAACAGGGTCAGAAGGGCATGTTGTTTTTAGAAACGGAAATGGTGCAGTCGGTTCTATCTTTACGAATGGTTTAGCTACAGTCTACAACACCTCATCAGATCAACGCCTGAAATCTAACATCGTAGACGCACCTTCTGCTTCTGATGACATCGACGCAATCCAAGTACGTTCATTTGACTGGAAGGCTGATGGGTCACACCAGAAGTACGGCATGGTTGCACAGGAGCTTGTCACTGTTGCACCTCAAGCAGTAAGTCAACCAGAAGATCCAGAGGAAATGATGGGCGTGGACTACAGCAAATTAGTCCCCATGCTTATCAAAGAAGTTCAACAATTACGTGCACGAGTTGCACAACTAGAAGGAGTTAACTAATGGCAACATGGACAATCGCAACACTCGAACACAACGTAGCAGACGGTGGCGTAACAGTCGCACACTGGCGTGTAACTGAAGTGGACGGAGACTACTCTGCTTCTGCATACGGCACCTGCGGTTTTACTTACGACGCATCAAGCCCTGACTTCACGCCTTACGATCAGCTCACGCAAGATCAAGTTTTGGGTTGGTGCTGGGCAAATGGCGTTGACAAAGACGGTATCGAAGCCTCGCTTGCAGCTAACATCAACGACCAGAAGAACCCGACCACGGCTGACGGTGTGCCCTGGTAATAACTATAAGGAGCGGAGATGGCCACTTTGACCATTGGGGATAATGAGTACCAGATTGATTCACTGACCGACAAGCAAAAAAAGATGGTTGTCAGAATTGAATCATTGAAAGATCAGGTGGAAGAGCTAAACTTTCTGATCAACGGGTATGTAAATACTCTGAAGTCAGAGCTACAGGAATCCGAAGAAGGAGATTAAGATGACTACTTTAGTAGAGAAAACAATCACCTCGGCCAACTCCTTCACGGACGCGGTTCGTTTTGATGGTGATTTCAACCTGTCCATATCTGGGACATTGAGCGCAGGCACCACGGTTACTTGCCAGAGAAGTTACGATAATTCTACTTGGCATGATGTGGATACTTTCACGTCTATCAGTGAAAACGTAGGCTTTGAGCCTGAGGTTCTGTTCTATCGTGCTGGCTGCAAAACTGGTGAGTTCACTGGTGGTGACAGCGTGGTGGTAAGGATTGGCAAGAAGCGTGATCGCTACGGTGCTAGAGGCGTTTAATGCCATGCAAGAGGAAGCCAAAACAATAGTGGATGGAGTCGCAGTATCAGGCGGTATCGCTACGCTTGCGGGATGGCTTCCTGACATCACCGCTTTACTTACAATCATCTGGTTAAGTCTGAGGATCTGGGAGTCTGACACCGTTCAAGGGTGGGTCAACAACGATGGCTCAGATTGACGAGAACACCAATTTCGAGATATCGATAAAAGCGATCATCTCTATTGGCTTTGCCGTGTTCACCTTGACCACGGCTTTCGTCACCTTGGATTCCAGAATCACCTCGCTCGAACACGGTCAAATCGTTCAGAACATGACGATTGATAAGAACTCTCACTTCGTAACCAACTGGCCACTCGGGAATCTAGGGGCACTCCCCGACGATCTGATTCAGAATGCTGAGATCATGGCGCTCAAAGAAAAGCAGATCGAGGTCAAAGAGTTACGTGAAGATATTCGTAGGCTTCAGTTAGAAGTCGGGTCTATATCAGCTAAAGAAGCAACAATCGCTGAGAAGATCGAGACCCTATTTGATATCTGGAATCAGTCAGTAGTCAATCAGGCCAAGGATGGATGATGGAGACAGTAGATTTTATTGTATCGCTCTGGCCTATTGCTGCTGGAGTATTCATTCTGATCCTCACTATCGGCAAGATTCTGAACCGCTTGGACGTTCTTGAGTCAAAGATGATTGAAGCATGGAAAGCAATCAATGAGTTACTCAGAAAATGATTGAGAAACTAATAGGTCCGGTCTCTGGCCTACTAGATAAGTTCATCGAGGACAAAGACCAGAAGGCTAAACTAGCGCACGATCTAGCGACAATGGCTGAACGTCATGCGCAAGAATTGGCAAAGGGACAACTCGAAGTCAACAAAGTAGAGGCTGGTCATCACAGTCTATTCGTTAGTGGCTGGCGTCCTGCTGTTGGTTGGGTCTGTGTTCTAGGCATGGCGGGCAACTTCATGGTGATCCCTTTTGCTAACTTTGTCTTAGCATTACTGGAAATAGGTGTTAAAGTTCCGCTCATTGATACTGCCACCATGATGCCCGTATTGATGGGGATGCTAGGATTAGGCGCTATGAGAACCTACGAGAAGAAATCAGGCGTAGAGAGGAAACAGTAATGCCGTTACTCAAGGGTAAGTCTAAGAAAACAATGAGCAAGAACATCCGTTCGCTGCTATCTGAGGGCTATCCACAGAAGCAAGCAGTGGCGATTGCTTACTCCAAGGCTGGGAAGTCAAGAAAGAAATGAGCGAGTCTCTGTTAAAAAGAATCGGGGTCTCTGGTTACAACAAACCAAAACGGACTCCCAAACATCCAACTAAATCTCATGTGGTGGTAGCCCGTGAAGGTGGACAGACTAAGACAATACGCTTTGGTCAACAAGGTGTTAGCGGTTCGCCTAGTCGAGAGGGTGAATCAGAGGCATCGAGAAAGAGAAGAGAATCATTCAAAGCAAGGCACCGCAGGAACATCGCCAAAGGAAAGATGTCAGCGGCTTACTGGGCAGACAAGGTGAAATGGTAATGAGAAAACCAAAGAGAGGATTGTACGCAAACATCCAAGCCAAGCGTAAACGCATCGCTGCTGGATCTGGTGAGAAGATGCGTAAGCCTGGGGATCCTGGCGCACCTACGGCTAAGGCTTTCAGAGAATCAGCGAAGACAGCGAAGAAGAAATACTAATGGCTAAGGGCGTAACGCACTATACGAAATCAGGCAAGAAGCACACTGGCCCAACGCATAAGATGGGCAAGGAGCTTCACACTGGGGCAAGCCATACCAAGCTATCTAAACCTCTGTTTCACTATGCTCAACTGAGCGAGGCCGCTAAACGTAGAGCGAAGAAATGAGTTTTAAATACTTCACACGAGAGGAATTCGCTTGTCAGGAGACAGGGGAGAATGAAATCCAAGACTCGTTTGTCAACCTTCTCGATGTACTGCGAGATACTTGCGGTTTTCCTTTCCGTATTACTAGCGGTTATCGCTCGCCAAATCATTCTATTGAAGCAAAGAAGGCCGAACCTGGTACTCATGCTCAAGGGATTGCTGCTGATATCGCTGTTAATGGTGGGGGTCAGCGTCACATCATCGTGAAGAATGCAATGGCGCTAGGGTTCACGGGGATAGGGGTAGCCAAGACGTTTATCCATGTGGATACTCGCAAGACCACCCCCGTGGTTTGGATTTACTAAGGTCAGGTCTGGGACTGTAGCCTCCCCTCCGCTCCCCTATGAGCTACACCGAGGTTCGATCCCTTGGCTGACCACCCCATACGAAGCCAATCATTAGCGATAGAACACATCGGCAGATCCATGGAACTGCATCCTTTGTTCCTACAAATCTTGCAAATGTTTACCATGCCATGGCCTCTGGCTCTGATCGGCTTATCGCAGAACCCGCAACTAGAATGGTAAATCGTCATCGAAGTCATCCTTCTTGGCTGGTTTGCGTTCATTCCCTCGCTCTGGTTTCCAATCGTTGATGGCTACCGTCAAGCGTCTGGGTTTATCAGGATTGGTTTTCTGAGGAACCTTGACCTGGAGATTAATCCATTCTCCATCTTGGTCGTTCAGGAACCCAACCAACTCATCGGCCTTGATTGACAGTTCGCACACAATGAAATCCGGTGCTCGCTCGTGCGGCTTATTGGCAAACAATCCTTTCACAAATTTAACTTCGTTCACATTACACTCCATTCGCTGTTCTAAACTCGGTTGACTTCATCACTTCTCTTTCTTTAGTCGTGAACCAACC